TTTTCAGCCTGAATATCTGCCTGGACTTCTTTGTAAACATCTTTCAGTCGGTTTGCCGCTGCAATGGCCGCTTCTGATGCCTGTTTCCGCTTTTCGTTTGCGGCTTTTACTGCATCTGCTGCTGCTACCTCCGCTGATGTTGCCGCCTGTGCAGATATGCGCTCCTTCTCATTTGCGTTAACCAACTCTTTAAGTGCGTCAACCTGCTTATTAATTGCATCAAGCGATTGTTGAGCGCTTTTAAGATTTTCTTCGGCAACTGCTTTAATGCCTGAAGTGGCGTAAAAGCCTCCTTTTCTTTCTGTTTCAATAGCCGCTGCGACTGATTTTTGAGCAGACTCAACCGCTTTTAATTGCTCCTCTCTTTGCTTGTCAAGTTCAACAAGTTTATCAGATGCGCCTTTTGCACGTGCCGCCTTCAGGATGCTATCAGCATATCCTTCATAAGCCGTTTTTAACTTGTCAACTGTTGCTGTTTCAACCGTAAGCTGTCCAAAATATTGAGGATTGATTGACTTTAGTTCATTCAGCGCCTCTATTTTGTCCTCTCGCTTCGTGTTCTCATCTGTGAGTATCTTGATAAGGGATTCAACCTGTGCGCGCTCTCCGGCTGTTTCTGCCTTCGCTTGTGCTGTCAGGTCGTTCACCATCTGCATGGACTTTTCCGCTGATGTCAGTTGGCGGTTAAATAGTCCGAACTCGTTTGCAAGTGCTGTGACGGCTACAATGATACCTATGCCGATAAATGCCTGCATTGACAGGCTAAGTGCAAGGAACGCCGTTCTGACTTGTCCGGCCCACGTCACAAGCGCACCCATGCCTTTTACCAGGCTACCCCATCCTGACACCACCAAAGAAGAAACCAACTGGATAGAACTTAATACTTTGGCTATTGGCCCGATTGCTATCAGGAATGCGCCGAAGTACGCAATGGCTGTTTTGGTTGTTGAATTGAGACTATCAAACGCGGCGGCTGCGTCCGTGATGAACTTTGCGAATTTCTCAAGCCCGCCCTTAATATCAAACGCATCATTGATAGCAAGCCCGACCTTACCGAGCGCTATCTTCACAGCATCCATTGCGTTCTCAATGTTGTTCTTGATGCCCGATTTGACACGTGGAAGTTCGGCGGCGGCTGCTGTGATGCCGGCAACAAATTCTTTTGCGCCGATACCCATATCCCTAATACCCTCTACCGATTGCGTGCCAAAGGCTTTTTGCATCAGTTGGGCAATATTGGGCATGGATTCCGATATGACGCTGATGTCCTCCTGAAGAACACGCCCCTTGGAAATCATCTGCGTAAATTGCCGCGTCACATTGTCAAACTCCTGTGCTGTGCCTCCGGTGGATGCAATGGCGTTACCGAGTTGCTTGATGATCTCCCGTGCGTCATTGGCTGCAATGCCTACGCCCTGCAATCGGATGGAAGCGCCGACCGCCTGTTCAAGTCCTAAACCTGGATTCTCTGCAATTTTCTGAAGTTTCTCTAACTCCGCGCCTGCCTTCTCCGCGCTTCCCAACTGCGACTGTAAAGCAAGGGTAAGGCTTTCCAAATCTCCGGCAGCCTTGATGGCAGCGCCACCGAATAAACCAAGCGGAGCGGACAATGATAGCGTTAAATCAGAGCCTATGCGGGATAGTTTTTCACCGGAACGCCGGAGTGCTTTCTCGGTGGCTGCTAAAGTTTTTTCATCGAAAATTACGCCCAGCCTGACGTTTAGTGCTACTGCTTTAGATGCCATCTTTGTTTAGTTTAGCCTCCATGTAACGGGCGTAAAGTTCGGGGTTGGTTTTTTTCAGGATTTCATCTGCATCGCGGTCGAATTGGTCAAACTCTTCACGCTCTTTGTCGTTCATCTGTGAGCGTGTTTTCAGGTGTGACTTGATCGGGGCATCCCAACTGAACGGTAATAAATCAGCAGGCTTTTTTATCTGCTTCTTTGAATCTACCGTCTTTGCCATGATGTACGCAACAAAGCGCGTCTGCTCCCAACCATTTTTAAACTGCTCAAAATGCGCTTCTTGTCGGTACTTGAAATAGGCGGGCGTTGACAGGTAAAATTCTTCCTCATCCATTCCTATTTTAGCTGCCTGCCTTAACAGGTCGTGCCAGTTGATTTTTACGCCCGTTTCTGCTTTGTCTGCTTCGCCGGGCTGTTCGCGTTTCCCGCGTCCTGCTGTGGGAATGACTCCTGAAACATCTGCATCATTTCAGCGATGGATTCGTTGTCGAGCCAATCCGCAAGGTCATCCTCCGTGAAGTCTGGCAACTTCTTGAATTGCCTGTAACCGCACGTGATGCCCGCATAGATAAGGTCTGCCACCACCGACAATCGGGGCGCTCCGCCGGACATCGTTTGAAAGTCCTCTATTGCGGATCGCCCCGTTTTGCGTTCATATTGAATGAGAGCGCCCATGCCGAATTTGACAGGGTGCATTTTGCCGTTTAACTTGATTTGCGACATTGTTAGTGATGATTGATGTGATAAAAAGGATTATTATGAAATGGTTGTCTGTGCAAGCGCTCCGGTTCCCTGAAACTCTGCAGAGAATGTCACCGCCTCATCATTACCAGAGGACTGGATTTGCAGGGATGAGATGTACGCATTACCTGTGTACTTTTCCTCACCCACAGTTCCCGTCTGGAAAACAAGTGCTACCGACGTCTGACCGCTCCATGCGTCAAACAGTTCCTCAACGCCATTGGTGGCTGCGAAGTCCACGTTTCCGGTTACGGATGCTGTCCATGACTTTGCGCCTGGCAGAAACTCTGAAACCGCGCTGCTGTCTTTGCAGGTCGTTTCAAACATATTGGTGGACATTGAGATGGAAGCATCTACCTGACAGGTTAAGGCAGCCGGCGTTGCTCCTGTGTAGAGCTTCATGTTTTTGGCAAGTACTGTAGCCATAGTTTAGTCGTTGTTTTTGTTGTTGAAGATGCGCCGCGCCTGTTGCTTTGGCGTTGTGTCGTTTGTATTCAAATCAGCCTCAATAGACGCGATAAATTGCGGTGTGGCTGTAATCGTCATGTTTTCTGCAAGTGGGACACACAGGTTTTCGATCTGCGCCCCTAACGGATATTTGCGCGCCCGCGTGTCATCCGGCACTTGTTTTGCTGTTCCGCTTGTCAGGAGCGGCTGTGCGTCACTCGGCGCAACATCCAGCACCGTACCTGCTCCCCACTTTTCATAATCCTTTAAAAGTTGTATTTTCATGGTGTTGTCTTTTTATTTGATGTCTTTCTTGTCGGCTTCTGAATTAATGCGCCTTGAAAGCAAGGTTACAATATTTTGAAGTGTTGCATCTCCGGCTGCAGCTATTGCATCCTCCACGAATTTCTGTCCGGTGCGTACCTTTCCGTTACTCATCTTGACGTTATTGTTTACCATGTGAACATAGTATCCGTCAACTGTTCTGCCCCCCAATAATGGCCCGATAATAACGCCGGATTTCATTCTTCTGAAGTTGAGTATCCGATATGCTTTTCGAAGGTTGCCAGGTCGGTAAGTTGCAAGTTTAACGCCGAATCCTTTAGGCATCCGCTTGCCTTTCTTCTTGATTCGCTTGTACCTGCTGTGCGGCTTCGATCCCACCGGAACGCGGCCTTTTAGCGCTGAAACCAACAAGCCGCCTGCCTCTTTTATGTCGTTCTTCGCGTCACGCTGCACATCCTTTGACATCCTGCGAAGTTTGCCACCGAGTACGTTTATTTCTTGCTGTAGCCTCGCATCCATTAGTTAGCAGTTGTAAACTGATAAACAGATGTGCGTGAAACAAACAGGACATCCTCATCCATGCCATCAGTTGATGAAATGTATTTGCAGCCCTCCACCGTTACGCCTCCGGCTGTGCCTGTAACGAAATCAAGGGCATCCCTGACTGCCACATCTACATTATCCAGCGCTCCGTATGCGTTTAAGCCCTGCTTCGCTTCAGCCCAATATGTAAAGGTCACGGTCGCTGTGTCGTGGTCGCTCTTCCTGTCCTTTTGATTGTCTGTCGGTGCATTGGACACCGTGAATACAATCGCCGGATATGTGGCATCTTCTGGAATGAAGACAGGATAAATACGAGTGCCAACAAGCGCCGTGACGGCTGCTGTTGCGCTTAATTTGGCGTAAACGTATTGACCTACCTTCATCAGTCGTGCCTTTGTGCTGTGATTAACAGCGATTGCCTGAAGTCAGGCTTTTGGATGTACATTATGTCAAACAGATCGCCTTCAAAGTTGATCCTCATTTTCTCGTTTAGTCCGTCACGATATGCAATATCAAATGTAACGGCTGTTTGTGTCGTGGGCCTGTCTGCCATCATCTCATCTGCATTGCCTCCCATCTTGTATGTGACCTTTGCCCACACTTCAGTATATCGCGTCCAGGTCAACAACTCCTGTCCGGATGTTCCCCTTGACGTTGTAGGCTGCTCAAACATGATTCTGTGCCGCCTTTCACCTATTTGTGTCTGCTTCGCCATTGGTTCAAATTATATCCAGCGCCTAAGCGGTTGAAGCAAAACATCTGACATACTGAACTCCGTTTCGCGGCTGTCCTCCCTGTTGGTGTAGGCTCTTCCAATTCTTGAAAGGATACCTAAACGCACGGTGTCAGGAATATTGATTGAACTTGTGCCATATCCAGCTGTGTACGTGATTGTCACAGCATCCGGCCTGATTTGCACATCCGAAGGGTAACTGTAATTTACTTTGGGCATGACGGTTGCGCCACCGGATGTTACTTTTACATCGTACTGGTTCGATGGCCATGTTGTGAGCGTGCCGGAACTGTTGTAGTATTCAATCGCAGAAACTGACTGAATCGGAACAAGCCCGGCCAAAGTCATAGGCCGAAGGCTGTCATAAGGGAATTGTTTGTGGCATTCAGATACGACCTTGTTAAGAAGAGCGACCTGATACGACCTTTCAATAAGATCGCATTGCGCCCGAATAAGCAGCATCAGGTACTCGTCATCATGACGCAGGTCATCCATGCGAAGCTGCGCCCTGGCATCCTCGATGGCAACAGGCAGTTCTTCGCTGATAGTTTCAGCGTTTACCGTATAGCCTGTGTAGTACGGGCTGTGTGTGGTATTGTAGTCTGATGCTATCATGTGATATAGATGATTGTTCCTTTGGTTGCGCTGTCGTGTGCTGCTCCTGCACGATACGCTGTCTTACCAGCGGCTATTGCGGCATCGTTTGAATTGTATTCAGGTAACGCGCCTAAGATAGCGTTAATGGTTGTCCAACTCGTATCGTAATCAGTTGACGTGTCCTTTACTATCAGTTGTCCTGCTGTTCCTCCGGATGGCACACCAGCGCCGACCTGCGACACAGGGAACTGAACTGTGATGTTAGAGGAATTGAGTGTGACCTGAATATCTGCCATGATTATGCCGTGATTTTATCAATTAGCGTGATGGTAGCCCGAAACAGGACATACACCACACCGGATGACAGGGTTAACTTCAGGTCGGTATTCAGCACGTTTGATATTGGCAGCGTTCCGGTTCCTACCGCTTCAGGGCTGATTGTCATTTGCCCGCTTGTCGGATTGGTCAGCGCAATGCCTGCATTTGCGGTGGTTGTGAGCGTTAATAACACGCTACCGGACGCGCTCTTTATCTGCATGGTAGCAGTTGCACCTGTAAGGTTTACAGGCGTGCCGTTAGTGTCCTCCACAGTCACCGTGAAGGCTGTTGTCCGGCCTCGATACCACTCAAGCGCCACATAGGGCGGTCGAAGAGATAGAAGTTGCGCGTCCGTTGTAGCCATGTGTTATTTCTTACGCTTTTCGTTTGTCGGTGGAAGTCCGGCCGCACGTTCTACTTTGGGCTGCTCTTCTTGTAACGCGATAGCAAGGCCACCACGAACAAGCGAAAGCGCACGGTTGGTAGGCATATCAACTTCCTGCCCTTTACCGTAGCTGAACGATTGCTTTGTGTCCGGATCGTTACCGACAAGCGATTCAAGAATACGTACCTTCATCAGGATGCGGCTGTGATAAGGTGCTTGATTGCTGCTGTGTTGATACACTCGCCGTCAAAGCGCATCCATCCCTGGAAACCGACAAGTCCGTTCTCGCTGTACAGTTCGTCACGGCGTGCGATAATCATATCCTGTACCATGCGGACAATGTACTTGCTGAAGTCGCCCACAAGAATCAGTTTTGAACTGGCATTGATGCTGCTGTCCATGTCCTGATTGATATAGTAGCGTGTACCATCTATCAGGTCAGGCTGACCTGCTACGTATGAAGGCATCCACAGCGGGCGGTTTTCGCCGTCAACCAGCTTCTTGATAGCAAGCAGAACGGCATCATTGAACATGAATCCGAACTGCGGGCTGTTGCGGTATGCCGGGTCAATGCTGTGCTTCAGGTCAAGGATTTCCAGATACGTGAAGGCTGTTGCAGACGCGGCTGTCTTACCGAGTGTGGAGGCGGTCACGATGCCGTTTGGATCACCGGAGCCGTCACCTGTGGTACACTCCTGATTCAGGATGCGACCGAAGCGAGGAGCAAAGGCATTGCGCACTTCCTGTTCGATGTTGTACGCATTGTCTTGAAGCAACTCATAGGACACCTTTACGAGCGTGCCATACTTGTATGCGTCAAGCTGCTTTTGGCCGAATGTCAAATCCTGCACGGTGAAAGATGCTGCCTCACCAACCTTTACTGCTTTGGTGGTGGTGTCATCTTCAGTTGGCCAATACAGAGTGCCGCCTGTGGCTGTGCGAAGCACACGACAAGCCTGCAGGATGCCGCTGTAATCGAGCATTGCGCGCTCAATTTCGGGCTGCCATTCATCAGGAACCAAGTAGCCACCAAGCGAATCAGTACCTACAAGTTGGTTTGACGTTCCGCGTTTTTCGATCAGGATGCTGCGCGTTTCGTTGTCCAGGTTGCCCCATCCTCTACGCAGGAAATCCGTGTAGGCGCTGCGATAGTCGCGCTCTTTGCCTTTGTCGGCTGCCTTTGGCGCATTGTCAAATTTGGCTTTGACGTTGCGCGCCTCAAGTGCCTCAACTGCCTCGTTTGCCTGAATAGACGCTGTGAGTGCTGCCTCATCAGCCTCCATCTTGCGCCATGACGTAAGTTCCTCCTCACTCATTGCGCGGCCTTCGGCTGCTGCTTTGGTGGCGGTCGCTTTCATCTGTTCGACAATCCGCGCCCGTGAATCGTAAAGGGTTTGAATACCAGTTACCATTAGTTAGTGTTGTTTGCGTTGAAAAATAACTGCCTTCCGGTCAAGAGCGCGGCATAGCAGATTGTAAGTTTCTGTAAGATCGGGATTAACCGACCTTTGACTTTCAGTTGTGCTTAGCGCCTGTATAGCTGCTGCGAGCGTTGCAACAAGCGCTGTATTTTCATCAGCACGCGCATTCAAAAGCGCTGCCAGGTCATTGGCTGCTGACAAATCAGGATTGACTGATGCAATCATGGTCATCTTGTC